CTTGGGACGCGCGATGTCGCGGGCGATCGCAGCGGCGAATGCCTCCTCGATCTTGGCGAGTGATGCTTCCTCGATCACCGGCGCGGCTTCCTTCTGGGCGGCCTCCGCCTCAGTGCGGGCCTGTTCGCGGGCGATGAGCTTCTGCACCGCTGCCAACTGGCCGGGCGTCAGTTCACCATCCTTGAGCAGCTTGTCGAACATGCTCTTGGCGAAGTCGAACTTGGGAGCCTCCGTCGCGATCCATGCCCATTCGTCCGCGTGGGCGGTGACGAAGGCTTCGAGCTTGGTGGCGAGGTTCTTGCGCTTGCGCTCGGCATCAGCCGCCCGCTTCTCCGGTGAGGTCTTGAAGGGAACCTGTCCCTTGCCCTTGCACTTGAAGCAGGCCCCACCGACGCGGCCGGAATAGGTGATGAAGTTGCCCGACCCACGGCACGAGCCACAGGTGTCCCAATAGAGAACCGGGCCGGCGGCCGGGCGGGTGTTGTCCGAGACAGCCTTGGCGAACTCAGCAGCGCGTGCGGCGTCCTCGGTGCTCATCTGGCCCGTGCCGAAGATGTCGCCGATGTCATCGTCGAGATCGTCGTGAGCAAGGTTTCCACAAGTTCCGCACATCGTCTGTCTCCTGATTCGCTGTTGCTGCGACTCAGATAGTTCAGCCCGGCGAATTGGTCAAGCACTTTCTCCACGAGTCCGCGCAGCGGACTCGTCCCTCACTTACTCCGCATCCTTCCACCGGGAGTTCGTCCGGTCGATCGCATAGCTGGTGTTCAAGATGCCAAGTTCCGGGTTGCCCCGGTAGTGGGGCTGCACCAGCGTCACGGAGACGTTCTTGTAGCGTGGGTGGACGAGGAAGCGCAGATGCGCCCGGACGAAGTGCAGTTCGCGCTCAGGGCCGTCCCCCTGCCCCTGTGTGATGCTCAGGATGTGCTTGTCGATGTTGAGCCGCACCTCGTGATGCGGATGGAAGGGATATTTCCCACGCTTGAGTCGGCGGGCGTTCAGCCGCGCCTTGTCGCATTCCCGGATGCGGACGAGCTTCGGTGAATTGATGAACGCCAGCAGCGAGAACATCAGCGGCTTGGCGTGATCGAGCACGCCCGCATATTGCGAGTGGATCAGGATGGGATCAGTCGTCGCCCGCTGGTGGATCGCAAGCAGGGACAGGACAGCCGGGCTGGCGTTGTTGGCCTTGGCGGCGCGGGCGGCAAGCTGGTGATGATCTGCCCATACGAGGCTGTAGCTCTCCAGATCGTAGCGAACAGGGATGGCCATGATCTCACCATCAGGGAAGCCGATGAACACCAGCCCATGGCCTGCCGTGACGCTCTGCTCTTTCTTCGTGAGGCCGCCATAGAACAAGAACCCCATCGTGTGCTGCCCCTTGGGCGCTGGGATTTCGATCCATGTGTTATAGTCCGGCCAGCAGGTGAACTTGGCGATGCCGGCGATCTTGGTCGCGTCGCGTTCCATCAGTTCGACAGCCGCCTGATAGACATCGTCATGCACCGTGACGACCCTGACGCCCTCGAACAGTTCGCGCGCGAGGGGTTCGTCTTCACAGATGCGGTCGATGAAATTCAAGGCTGTCTCCTTCTCCGGTTGAGCCATAGCATTTACGGGAAGCAAGATATTCAGTCAATCACTTATTCCATAAAAAAGGCCGCCCCGGAGGGCGGCCCTTCCATTAGCCGTGCCCGATGACGCGCCACTGGCGAGCGCGCTCCCGGACCTGATCGAACGTCTCAGGGGCGACCAGTTCGCCGTCCTCGTAGACCGTCCGCAGATAGTTGAGACGACCGTTGAGTTCGTCTTCCGGGATGGTGATCAGCACGTCGTTCTCCATCACCACTGCGAAGCGCCCGGCCTTGGATGCCTTGGACGGATCGGTCTTGACCTCCTTGCGGACGGCGCTGGTGATACCGCCGATGACCACTTCCGAGGTCTTCATGGCGAAGCGGTGGGTGTCGCGCTCCACGTCGTGCATCATCAGACCACCGCCCGAACCGAAGGTCAGGTTGTCGATCGACCAAGTGTGGTAGACCACACGCTGGAGGATGCGGCGCAGCGATTCTTCGTGGATGCCGTCGCCCTGAATGACGCGAACGAAATCCGGGAGGACGCGGAAGCCCTTCTCGTTGACCGTCCAGCCCGTCAGGCTTCCGATCAGGTCGAGCAGGTGGACGACGTTGATGATCGGATCACCCGAGTCCGGCCGCAGCACGACGCACATGTTCGACGCTTCCAGCTTCTCGCGGAGGCCGCAACCGCCCTTCTCGGCCGGCGTCAGCCACATGCGGACGGCGTTGTCCTGATCGTAGGTGTCGATCACCACCGACACCGGCGACCGGCCGCCCAGCGGGTTCACGGTCTGGCCATGGACTTCGAGAATGTGCTCGAAGAACGCCTGCTCGTTTTCCTTGCCCCACGACGTGGTGACCGAGTGCTCGGTCGCCGGGATCGAATATCCCAGCATGGTTTCGGTCGTGTAGGCGTTCTGGCCGAACAGGATGCCAAGCAGATTGTCGGTCACCTGAAAGTTCAGGAGATGGGCCATGCCGGAGATGCCTGCGTCCTCGGACGACCGGACGCCGCGCGCCGAGAAGTCCACCACCTTGAACTCCGCCGTCTCCGGCGTGCCGCTCTGGGTGAGGTAGCGATCGACCAGACGCCACCAGCGCATCGACCGGGTGGCGATCGTGGTGGGGAGCCAGACGCCGCGAAGCAGCAGGGTTTCGACGAACGCGGCGACACCGGCGCATTCCTCGTCGAGCGATTCCACCGTGACAAGGACACAGCCCTGCGGGACGAGGACGCCCTCTGGAAGCGCCTTGATCCGCACCGGCCACCGGCCATCGTGCTTGTCGCGGATGGTCGTCCACATTTCTTCGTTGAACGGCACGCCGTGCAGCGGGAGGAAGCGGCGGGCGTGGGCGATCACCGAGTCGGTGACGCGCTGGGTCAGGTAATAGCGCAGCAGGTATTGCAGGCCGAAGAACATGACCTCGCTGAACTCGCCACCCTTACGGGCTTCGATGTAGCCGTAGCTCGAAGTGAACTGCGGGTGCTCGAACGTCCAGTGGCTGTTCTTGTAGGTGTCGCTGTTGAGGATCGGCTGGTTCAGCAGTTCCCCGATGGTCGTGATATAGCTCATGGGGTCTCCTGATTAGATCGTCAGATCGCGGAAGCGGTTCGAGAAATCCTCGATGATGTTGAAGTGGTCTTCGAACATCATGTCACGGGTGATCTCGTCGATGTTCCACCAGCGGGCTTCGCGGGCGTCGTCAGCGCCTTCGATCAGCGGCCGGGTGAAGCTGCCGGGCAGCAGCGCGCCGTAAGCTACCGAGACGGTCACTTCGCGGTTCGACCGCCACGGATTGTCGAGCAGCTTGTCGCCCCGGATGTAGCTGTTGATCACGTCGGGCGTGATGGCTTCGTTCAGGTCGAAGATGCTGGTTTCCTGACCAAGCTCAGCGAGCGCTGCGTCGCGGAACGTCTGGTAGGCGTGCTTGTGCCCGCCGGGCACCGCCCACAGCCCTTCGCCGGGCATCCGATCGCGCTTGACCAGCAGGACAGCGCCGCCGTGCTGTAGATAGAAGTCGGCGCAATTGTGCTGCTGCGGCTGGCCGGTGTAGGGGTTCGGCTGGAACTTCTTGAGTTCGTCCCGCATGAACAGCGCCTCGGCCCGCATCTGCTGGAAGTGCTCGGTGTTCACCCACTGGCGCAGGAACCAGAAGGTGCCGTGCGGGAGATAGGAAGCGCCGAACAGGTCCTTCCACGTCTTGAGGACGCGGCCGGGGTCCTCGGCTTCGTAGAGCGCCATACGCATGGCGGTCGCCGACATCGATTCGCCGTCGTTCAGGATCGGCTCGACACCGATGCTTCCCCACTGGCGGAAGAGCTTGAGGTAATAGGACGAGCCGTCCTTGTTGCAGCCTACCAGAGCGATACGCGGCTCGCCGGGGATCGACAGCGCGGTCGCCTGTTCGTGGACGATCTTCTGCACGTCGCGGACCCACGCAAGGTCATTGTCGCGGTCGCGGACGCCGTGGACGAAGACGCGATCATTCTCGGCCGCCGACAGCGAGCCACGGATCATGGTCTGGACTTCGTCGAACGTGAAGGGGTTCTTGAAGTGCGGGGCTTCACCGGTCGAGCCGATGATGACGAAGACATATTGGGAAGCGGCGAGGCCGGCGCGGATGTTGGCCAGATGAGCGGCCGTCGGCGGACGCATACGGCCAGCGAATACACAGATGTCGAACATGTGGCTCCTTTTCAATCGTTGGGGATGTAGTTGACTTCGATGCCGAAGTCTTCGAGCTTGGCGGCGAGGGTTCGCAACGCGGTCAATGCTTCACGGATCAGCATGGGCGAGTCACGGGTTGGGGCGTGGGTGCGGTAGGTGGTGATCCACGATGTGTTCTCCACCGCCAACCGCAAGATCATCTTTTCGAGGTCCGAGAACGGCTCACGCAGATAATCGTCGAGTGCCATCGGACGGAGGCGCTTGCAGGCGGCCTCGAACTGCTCCGGCCTATACCCTGCCTTGAGCAGGAGATAGACCGGATCAGTCTCATCGTCCGGCGGCTCGTGAGCATAGTCCCCCATCATGGCGAAGCCCCAGAGCAAGGCTTCGGATTCCTTCAAGGTCAGGAGGACCGTGGCCGGCGGCCCGGTCAAAGAACGATCCGGCCGGCCCGGCGAGCCTTGGTGGTATATTCGGCCATGGTCATCGTCGGGGTGAACGAGATGTCCCGTTCGACCGGGAGACCCAGCCCGCCCCGGATCGACTTGATCTCGGTCAGCGAGACGTAACCAAGCTCTGGTTCTCCGAGGCCCAGATCGCACAGACCGAACAGCGTGTCGCCGTCGGCATCGATCTCGGAGATAAGCCACGTCGCCGCGCCGTCCGGGGTGAAGAGCTTGAGCACGGGACGAAGATCGCTGCCGTCGCCGGAGCGCGAGGCGACCGCCCCGTTCTGCCGCAGCACCTCCATCTGGTCATCAAGGATGAGCTTCTGAGCCATAGGGTCTGTCTCCTTCGATTCGTTGTTGATGGGGTCGAATTAGGACGATTCTTCCGGTTCGTCAACCGCCATTTTGCCGTTTCAATATTCCGGCTCGGTGGGCAGACCCTCGTCCTTGAGGGTTTCGAACTCGTCGTCGAATTCCATTTCGTCAGGCAGTTCGAACGTGAAGTCGTCGGAGACCAATGCCTCCGCATCCGCAAGCGCGCCGATCCAGTCTTCGGTGGGCGAGGCGCGGTCGCCTTCGAGCCAGCGCTCCGACATGTCGTCATAGGCGCTCTGCTGTTCGGCTTGGATGTCCTCGATCACGCCACGCAGTTCCTCACGCTTCTCGTTGAGGGCGTCGAGCAGGCCGCTCAGTTCGCCCCGCCATTCGTCGAGCTTGTCGTTGATCTCGGTTCGCATATCGTCGAGTTCGCCGGCCAGCTTCATCACGCGGGCGTTGTCGGTCTTGGTGATCTTGAAAGCCATCGGTCTGTCTCCTTCGAGTCGTTGTTGATGAGAAGCGAATAGGAAGATTTGTCCGATGGGTCAAGACGGAAAATGACGTGATGGCGCGTGATGATCGACCAAGAGCTATTATGAATTGACAGTGATGGTCATTCTGGGCAGACCATGAGCATGACCGACATGACCTCCCTGTGTGCGAAGATCGAGGCCGCTAAAGCCAGCGGCCTCGGTATCACCCTTGATGATGCCGAATTGAATGGCCTCCTCAGCATGGCCACTCTCCTCGGCACTATCACCCCGGCGCGTGATGCTGATCCCGACGAAATCATTACGATCGCGGAAATCTGCGCCAAGCTCAAGATCAGCCGGCAGACGCTTTACCGCTGGCGGCGCGACGGAAAGTTCATGCCTCAGCCAGTGAACGTGCAGGCGACCCGCTGGCTGCGGAGTGAGCTTTCTCAATGGCTGCGTGAGCGGTCAGCCTGATCGGATCAAGGTGCTCCGCCCAAATGCGGAGCGCCGCCTTCTTCTCCGCGAAATAGTCGTGGTGATCGTAGTTGCCCCGGACGCCGCCGATGATGTGGTTGATGACCCGCTCGACGATGTCCGACAGGATGAGAGGCTTGTCCTCGGCATCCCTCAATCCCCGCATACCCGTCGCCAGCGTGCGACGCAGATCGTGGACGGTGAACCGCTCCATGGTCTTCCGCTCCTTCGCCGCCAGCTTCTGGCAGGTCTCGTTGAGCGCGTTCATGGGCTTCGTGAAGCTGATTAGCTCCTTCGACGTGTCCTCGTCTTCATCGACCGTCTCGCCCTGCCTCCACGAGAACGGGGCCGGCCAGACGTATTTGTAATTGCCGGTGAGGCGCTTGCGTTGGCGCAGGATCGCGACCACCGTGTCCGGCATCCACAGCAGCAGGTCCAACCCGTTCTTGATCCGCTCACCGCTGATCAGAATCGTGTTGTCGTGGAAGCGGACCTCGTCCCATGTCAGACCGGCCGCCTCGCTCCGTCGCAGGCCGGTGTAGAGGATGACGGTCATCATCTCAGCGAAGGTGTCACGAGCCAAATAGGTTCCTTTGAAGAACACCCCGATCTCGTAATTCGTGAGGTAGCGACGACGCTTGTTCTCGTCGGCGAGGCTCACCAGATCGATCGCCGGGTTGACGGTCAGACCGGTCACGGCCCGGCCGCGCGAGACGCCCCACTTCCACCAGCGGGCGATGAGCGCCTTGAGCCGGTTCGACGCCGGCCCCTTCCCTTCCGCAAACTTCTTCTGCACGATCGCCGCCAGATCGTCGTAGGTGATGGTGTCGATCTGCCGCTCACCCAGCGTCGGTTTGATCTCCCGGTTGTAGGTGGTCCGCTTCTCCTTGGCCGTCTTCCTCGTCTCGCCCTCGGCCGCCATATATTGATCGAACATCCAGTCGCAGGTGAGGGAGGCGCGCGGGTCGATCGCCGGCTCGGATGACTCCTCGCTGGGCGTTAGGAAGCTCACCGCTCTTCCCTCGACCTTGGCGGTGTTGATCTCGGTCGCTCGCTCGCGGGCGGCGGACAGGTCCATGCCTCCGGTCTCCAACCACTGACCCAGCGTCACCGTCTTCGGCTCACCGTTCACCTTGCCTTGCCATGCCCAAATCTTTCGCCCGGTCGGGTGGACGATCAGGCGGAGGTTGGCCGCCACAGAATCAGTGATCACCTGTTTCTTCGGACCGGGCTTGAGGCCCTTGACGAAGGCCGCCGTAAGCTGTTTCTTCATGGACAAATCTTCCTGTTTGCAGATCGAGTTTCTGACCTACTTCTGACCTACCCGGAGCGCCGCCGCAAGAGGGCTGACCTACTCCTGACCTACTTTTTGTCGTTTCTGGATGAAACAGGATGTCCCACGTTGTTACTAAGAAAGGACCAAAAATGGCGGATTTCCGGGGTTTTCTTGAGACAGCTTGTCTCGGCGCGTCTCGTCGTGTAACAGGAGTTTGTCACTCTTAATCAGCGGGTCCTAGGTTCGAACCCTAGTGCGTCCACCATTTTCTCCCTTGTAAATCAAGGGTTTATAGCCCCGCCCTAACCGGCGGGGCTTTTCGTTTCTTGGCGCTGACCTACTTTCTGACCTACTTTTCCTTGGCTCACGGTGTTACGCCATGGGTCAAGATGGGTCTTATGGGGGAAATTCAGCGGCTCGCGAATCACAAAACAAAACACCCGCCGGCCTTTCGGACGACGGGTGAGGTGGAGACAACGGTAGGTCAGCGGTAGGTCAGGCGGCCTTGGCCTCCTCGAAGGTCATCGGATCGTGAAGGCCGAGGGTGGTGCCGGGCGGGATAGCAATCCAAGCATGGGCACCGCAGGCGAGCCGGTCGGCGCTGAACACGCAGCGCGAGGGACCATCGACGGAGACCTCGCGGGCATAGATCGGTGTCGAGTTCGGGCCGTTGGGCTTGAGGGTGTAGACGGGGCGGTTGCCTCCGTCCTTGGCGTTCATGGCGATGAACTGGCGGTTGACGTGGAGGATGGCACCTAGCGGGCCGGGTGAGAGCAATTCGAAGCTCATGCGTCGCGTCCCGGCTGGAGGTTGCGGATGTGGTGCTGGACGATCGATCCCCGGACGATGTCGATCTTGAAGTCCTCGTCGGCCGCCCGGTCGATGGCGTCAGCCACCATCCGGTAGTGGGCCGCCCGGCGGCGCATGATGGAGACCATATCCTCGATCGAGCGCTCGTCCCAATCCAGATAGCCCTCCCCGGACGGCAGACCGGGGAGGAGGATGCGGGTCATCTTGGCGCTCACGCGGCTTCTGCCAGCCGGGGCGCTGTCAGGCGGCGGCGAGCTTCGACCACGGCCAGCGCCTGAGCCTTGGCGTCGTCGAGGGCGTTGTGGGCGGTGCCGAAGCTGGGGATGCCCGTCTTGGGGTCCATACCGGCCGCTTCGAGAAAGGTCCGCAGGTCGCGCGGTGCCCGGTAGAGCCATGGTGCCTTGAGGTAGGACTTGCCCCACTGCTTCTCCGCTTTCACGAGGCGGTAGGCGGCGGCCAGAAGCTGCTCGTCGAAGTGAGGCCCGTGCGCCCAGAAGCGGGTGTAGTCGAAGCTCTCGTGCTTGCGCCACCAGTCATCCAGCATCCCCAGCGCTTCGCCTATGCTAACCGGGTTGGTGAAAGCGTTCTGTGCTTCCTCCGACTGCTGCGACCACCACTTGATGGTGTCAGCAGAGCGGGTCAGCTTGCCGAACGGCCACCACCACCGCTTTATGAGATACCAAGGCGTCTTGATCGCGACATAGAACTCGTCGATGAACTCGCCCGTCTCGATGTCGAAGATGACCGCGCCGATGCTGCGGAGATCGGAACCGGGGATCAGGTCCCACGTCTCCAGATCGACCATCGCGTTCTTCGCCATTAGATTCCTTCCTGTAGCATGGCGGCCAGATGCTGCTGGCCGTCGGGTTTGAGGTAAGCCATCCCAATCACCCACCCTACCCAGCCCTCTTCTATGAGGCGGCAGTATTGGCTGTAGAATGCCTTGTGGTGAAAACCGGGGTGCTCAGCCATCTGGAGGAGCCGCCGGGTGCGGAGCGGGGACAAGCGGACCACACGGAGTCCATATTCGTCCCGGACGACGGGGCTATGCGACATCCAGCAGGATCGCGCGCATCTGTGCCCCGGTCATCTCCACGTCATTTGCGACGAGGAACTGGTTAGGGTCCTTGCCGAACAGGCGGGCCATGCGGACGAAATCGTCATAGCCCAGCTTGCCAAGCTCGATCAGGTGATCGAAGCGGCCGGGGCGGCGCAGGGCCGGGTCCAGCCGGTCGAGGTGGTTGGTGGTGGCGATGACGACGAGACCGTCCGGGCACAGGATGCCGTCCAGCGAGTTCAACAGCACAGACAGGCTCACAGGGCTGCTGGAGGCGGTTACCGCCGCGTCCTGCTCCTTCGCCTTGTCTTTCTTCTTCTTGCCCTTCTCAGCGCCTCCCTCGGCCCTGTTGACCATCACGCCGGTTGCGTCGATGTCCTCCAGCACCAGTAGCGCCTTCGACCAATCACGCGTCCCGGCCAGCAGGCTCGTGAGGCAGGAGTCGTCGGTGACCGACCCCAGATTGAGATAATAGATCGACCGCTGGAGTTCGGAGGCGACGGCATGGATCAGGCTCGACTTACCACAGCCCGGTTCGCCATGCAGGAGGATGCCGATGTGATGGGGCAGGCCGAGGCGGTGATGCTCATCCTTCTTGGCCTCGAAGGCGCGGACGGCGTCCACCACATGCTGCCCGGCGTCGTCCGCCGTGAACACGCTCTCGATCGAACGCAGGGGCAGCTTGCCGGTGCGATCCCAATAGGACGAAGTGTTGGTGTAGATTGGGACGTGCTTGAACACGGCCGACCCGGCGCTGGTGATCTTGACCAGTTCGTCGATGAAATCCCGGACGACGGCCTTGTCGCGAGTGATGAAGGTCACGACCAGCGTTTCCTTGAACGTCCCCGCCCGGTTGCTCTCGTCGAGGGATCGCTCCACTTCGATCAGGGTGCCACGGAAGCGCCCGGCGTGGTTGCCGTAGCCGATCGCCAGCGTCTGGTTCTCGGTGGTTTCCTCGCCGTCCCGCCAGCGGCTGTCCGCCGAATAGGTGAAGGACCGGCTCCGCTCGGTGTCGAGCAGATGATCGGTGATGTAGCGCGTGATGGCGGCATAGTCAGGCATGTCCGAATTGAACCGGACCCGAAGCACCTGCCGCTCCTGATATGCCTCGTAGAGCTTGGTGATGAGCGCCGCGCCACCGGACAGGATCGCGCCGTGGAGGGCGCTGTTGTGCTTGAGTTGATGCGTGATGGACTTGCGGATGCTCATGTTATTCCCAGCCCGCCGCGACGGCGAAAAGAAAGGGTTCAGGGTCGGCAGGGCGACGGCATTCGTGCGCCACCCACTCGTAATCCCGGCCGATGATGCGGTGGAATTCCCATCCGCTCATGTCCTCCGGCGTCAGGCCACCCCGGCAGCGGAAGGGGTTGCCGTGATCGAAAAGCTGCATGTAGGCCGGGACCTCGCGGAGGCCGTCCGGGAACATGACCTTGACGGTCGCTTGGTTTCTCATCCCCATTTGGAAGCCTCTTCGAAGGGATCGATCTCAGGGGTAAGGAACACGCGTTCGATCCCCAGCTTGCGTGCTGTTCGTGCGCAGTGGGTCGTGCCCACGCCACCGGGAAACACTCCCAGATAGTCCGGCTGGAAGTCCTCCAGCATGGCGGTGTTGCGGATGGAGCCGGCGGCGGTGCCGAACCGATCCCAATCGGCGACGTAGCGAGTCCACGCCACGTTCTTGGCGATCGCCCATTCCAGCACCAAGGCATCCACGCCGGTGGCGCAGCCGATTCCGATCTCGGCGATCGCCCCTACCTCGGCATAGCCGTTCAGTTCGTAGAGGTTGCGCCAGACCCAATCCTTGTCGGTGAAATCCCGGCCGCCGGTGAAGCAGCAGCGGTATAAGGCGTTCGGGTCTGGCTCCAGTTCACTCACTTCGACGCACAGAACGCCGGGCAGATTACTCGTTATTGGAACCATCGGATCAGAGTCTCACCGAACAAAGCACAGGCTGTCGCAAGGATGAGGAACGAGCCGGGATCAGGAAGTGGCGGCGGTGTGCCGGTAACGCCGGCCAGCGCAGCGATCGTCTTGGACGCGATCACGGGCTGACCCACCGGGTCTGGCGGATGACAGGCACGAAGCGCGGCCCCAGCCGGGTGACCGAGCCATCGTGGTAGCTCACGGCTTCGGTGAACTCATGCGCAGGACGCGCGAAGACCACTTCGGAGGACGGGGCCTCGCCGAAGGTCAGGAGTTCAAGGTCATCACATTCGGCCGGGCGATAGCACACCGCCGCCTCCCCGCTCGCCTCAAGCGTAACGTGGCCGGTCACCTCGTAGACCTTGCCCGACGACTGGTGCCGCCAGTGGGAGCCTACAGGGAATTGGTAAGACGCTGCTCGCTGATGTCCAGAAAGCATCTTGAGGGTCGGGCGGGTGGACATGACATTCTCCATATTGAAAATGATCGTTATGTCAAGTCAAAATGTCGGTCGTGACGCTTTAACGTGACGGCGGTTTGGGCAGTTCCGGCTCCGGCTTGTCAGCACGGGCTGACAGGCGGCACCACTTCGTGCAGGGGTTCTCGCGGCCGAGCCGGCATTCGTCGCCCGAACAGATGGGCGGCAGGTCCGGCTGGCCGATGAGGACTTCGGCCTGTGGCGCTGCGGGCGCTGGGCGTGATGGCTTGCTGCCCACCCAGCGTCCGAATGCCCCGGCCGTCCCTTCCGTCCGATACCGGGGCAACCGGTAGATCGGCAGACGAGAGTTCGGATCGGCGTCAGGCACTCCGAATTTCCACGACCTTGACCTTGTTGAGCAGGTCGATCGTCAGGTCGAGGGCTTCGATCTCGCGATCACGCTGCTCACACTCAGCATTGAGTGCTTTGGTCAGGCGATCGCCGAAGTTCTTTCGCATGACTTCATTACGCTGCGAAAGGGCGATGTGCTGTTCACGCAAAAGGCGAACTGCAAGGTTACGCTGGTTTTCAGTCACTACGACTCCGATTTCTTTGTTCAGTGATTCTGGTAACTGTGTTAAGTCAGAATGTCAATGGCCGGATCGCCTTATCGTGCGATCCTATATTCCCAACGACCAGCGACGCGGCGTCGCTCGACGGTTTCGAGCCACATGATGGCGGTGATCTCCAGCGCTTCGTCGCGGATCAGACGCGGATACCAGACATACCACGGAGTCCACGGGGCTTCGAATGCCCAAGGGCTTTTACGTTCGACCAAGCTCAGCGGGCCTCCTTCAACGATTCGATCCAGCGCATGTCGTAGTCGATATGCCCCTTCGGGAGGTAGGGTTCGATCAACTTCGTCTGGTCGTAATTGAGGAAGGGCTGCTTGACCGCATAGTCAGGCATGTGCTCCGGCTTGGGCTTGCCGAAATACGCCTCATACCCGTTCGAGGTGAGGATGCTGGTCTCCGTGATGGGGACGCCCATCTCGGTGATGAAGATCGCGAGGCCGGGTTCGTCGGTCGGTCCGGTCATCCAACTCCAGACCGGCTTGCCGGGCACGACTCGGAAGTGCGGCATGACCAGCTTGACGATCTGGTTGTCGATGACGTTGCTACCACGGGTGTAGAGGACGCCTTCCTCGATCCGTTCGTTGATCCATGTCCCCACCAAGGCGGCGTGCGGGTTGTCGAGCGTGCCGGGTGCCCATTCGATGGCGGTGCTGCGGGCGAAGGCGACGGTAGGCAGCAAGGCCCCCACGGCGGCGACGCCGATGCTGGCGAGAATTTCGCGGCGGTTCATGATGGGTCTCCTTATCGGCGGAGGATGTTCACGAAGTTCGTGGCATCGGTGTGATGGATGCGGCCATCCGATTGGCGGCCGGTGGCGGGGATGTTGGCGTCCAGCCATGTGCGGATCAGGTCGTGATCGACGAAGGTGCTGGTGCCATAATAGAAGAGGAGCTTCTGTCCATCGACGACGGCGGTGGTCAGACTGACCCAGCACTCGCGTCCGTCATAGGTGCCGACGCAGGTCCGAAGCCCGACAGTGTTGGCTACCCACGAGTAACGGATGCGCTTACCGCTGTCGAAGAACTTGGTCGCTTCCTCAGCGAAGCGTTCCCACAATGCGTGGTAGGCGTAGTCGTCCGCATCCACCGCGCCGGTGACGCCCTCAAGGAACTCGACCATCTGTGAGTCGGTTTCCGCGCCAACCTGCCGTGGCGTGCGCCGGGCGACGATCTGATCGAGCGCCTTGACGATCGATTTGGTGTCGTCGAGGAGTTCGGTGAAATCCTATTCGGTCGCGTCGCGGTTCTGGAGCCAATGGATGTCAGCCCAAGCTGCCTTGATGCGGGTCTGGAGTGCGAGAAGGTCTTTCATGCGTGTGCGCCCTCCCCGGTCAGGCCGGCAGCGTCGGCAACAGCAAGGATCACGTCCGCGCGGTCCATGTAGAAATTCCAGTGCAGATATTCTTGCAGGCGCTTGCGAGGAGACATCGCCTTGATGTCTTCGACCGTATGGTCGCGCTCCAGCAGTGCGTGGATCAGATCGTGGTGGTCGATGCCGGTCTCGATCATGGCTTCCCGCACCAGATAGCCGGCGGTGTTGTAATAGCGCACGGTCGGCTTTTCCTTCATGGGCGGCAAGCCCTGACGGCCCCGGCGCGGCATCGGGCGAAGGATGGTGGCGTCGGACGCTGCGGCGCGGTCTACGGCAACCTGAGATGAAGCAAGCATTCTGTGTCTGTCTCCTTATTCTGTCTGTGACTTCATCTAGGATGATTCGACTGCCCGGTCAACCGATTCGTTCACCACTTAATCTACTAATCGTCTGCGTAGGCGATCCGGTAGTCGCGCGCCTCCGGCGGCGTGTCCCACATGTCCTCCGAATAGAGTTCATTGGCGTTGCCATGCTTCACGACGATCTGGTCGTTGGCCTTGGCGATCCGCAGGCCCTCTTCCCGATCGACAAAGCGCCCGTGGGTGGTGAGGAACCCCTGCTTCGCTTCGCCGCCGGTCTTCTTCCCGTCCACGAACAGCCGCGTCCACATGACATGGTGGTGGCGGGCGGGCGCGGGCAGCGCAAGAGTCCCGATGTCGGGATACTTGATCGCGACGCAGGCGATTTCTTCGGGCATATCCTTCATACGTTCACGCCTTCCTCGATCTCGGACCGGCGCTCTTCGATCACCTTCTGCAAGGTGTTGAGGCGATAAGCCTCGCCGGCCGGGATGTCCCAGATGAACTCCTCCCATGCGATCTGGGCGTCGTTGCGTGCGGCCCGGTCAGGCTTGGCTACCGGTTTGGGTGCCGGAGGAGCGACAGGTGCGGGGGGAATGTCCTGTGGCTCCTCCAGCGATGCGTCAGGGACGGCACCTGAGTGCGCCTGTCGCATCAACTCGTTGAGGCGATTCATGATCGCCTCCTTGGTCAGATCAACTTCGACCGTCTCGAACTTCGGATCGATCCGCTTGGCGTCCGCTTGGAGGTGGACGTATTGCGGGCCGTCGGTAGTCTGGCAGAGGTAGAATTTCAAGGTTCGTTGCCCTCGTTTTCCATGATCGCGATGAAGTCCTCGGCTTTCATACCGGAGGCGAGGCCGCCACCTCCGAGAACGGAGTCAATGATGCTGTCAGCGTCCAGATCGGAAGGGGTGGTTCCGAAGTGGGATAGGCAGAACGCATCCAGCGCGGAGACCGCCTTGAAGTGTTCGCTGGTTGCCTCGGCCGCCCGGTCAATCAGGCGTTGAAGGCGTTCCTTGTCCCGCTTATTCATGCTGCCTGCACGCCTTTCACGTTGAAAGCGATGCGGAAATCCTCAATCGGGATGATCCGCTGCTCGTCGCCGTCCTGCACGAGGACGCAGTTGGATTTCTCGTCCGCGTAGGGCACCGCCTCAGTGTAGGCCCGGCCCGGCTTGCGATACTCCTCCGGCGTGGAACGCGAGGTCAGGCCGTCATACCAGACCAGCGCCGTTACCGGCCGGCCCTGATAGGTGCCCTCATTCGTCAGCGCCTGACTCGTATAGGCGACACCAGCGTCGTCACCGATCTCGGCGTCCGGCTTGATCAGGTCGAAAAGCTTCTCTTCCCGATAGCTCAGGATGGCTTCTCGGACCCGTCGGGCGTCCTCCGCCGAAATCCATTCTACGTTGGTGCTGGACTTGCGCGCCGTCTGCATGGAACAGCCGACCGGTTCGCCATCGAAATAGATGGCGTTGAGGCCGACGTGCGTGTCGGTGCAGAGCCAGTTGAAGATCGGGTAGGACTGGAGGCGCGTCTGGAGTTCTTCCGGCTCGTTCCAGTCATAGTCGATGCCCAGCGCCTCGCAGATTTCCTCCAGCGGCGCGGAGTGACGCCACCGATCCGGCTCGGCCGGGCGGGTGACATTGCGGATCGCGTCGATCAGTTTCATGCTTCGCCCTCCTCTTCGATGCGTTCGATGTTGCGCCGCTCGGCGTGATAAGTCGGCGGCGAGACCGCCTCGAAATAATAGTCCGGGTTGCGCCGGGCGACGGTCTCCGCCTTCTCGGCGGCCTCTTCCTCCGTCTCGGCCCGGACCTCGAAATCGACATAGTTGCAGTCGTCGTGGCTGCTGATCACCCGGACGTGCCACAGTTCGCCCTCACCAGCGGCAAGGAAGTCGTCGTCATCCTTATAGCTGAACTCGGTCATGTCAGTCCTCGCTCGGATAGAAGGTCAGGTCGAAGCTGTAATAGGGTTCGACGAGCTTGCCGGTGGTGGAGCCGATCTCCATGCTCGCGGGGATCGCCCACTGGAACGGGCCGCTCTCCCAACACACGATCCAGACGCCCGGCTGGCCGCCGAGGAAGTCGCCGGATTCTTCCGGGGTCTTCATGAAGACCTCGTAATCGGGGTTCTGACCGTAGGCGACGCAGGTGTCGCAGCAGACCTTGTAGGCCGCCTTCGCCATGGTCTCCGCCGTCTTGACCGGCAGCGCACCCAGCGTGAGCGCGAGGGTCGTGATGAAGTTGTTGGCGAAGTCCCGTTCAGCGCGTTCGATCGAGTCGAAATCCATGGTCTGTCTCCTGAGTCGTTGTTGGTGACACCGAACTAGGACGATTCTTCCGGTTCGTCAACAGTCATGTGTAAATGTCTGTCGCGGATACGCCAAAGCTCGGTGGCCTGACAGACGCCGCCGCGCCGGCCGAAGCGATCGGCCAGCCCGGTCGCCGCCAGAAGCACCGGTATCAGGTCCGGGTTCTCGGCGATATACTCGTCCCACAGCGCGGCGTAGAGCGCCCGCACCTCCCGGCCGTTGACCGGGCGCAGTCCCTTCGCCTCCTTGATGGAGAGGCCCGTGGAGCCGCAGGAGAAGACCTTGGCTCCTTGGTATAGCTGCTCGATCGTTTGCCCTTCCCTGCCCCTCAGACGGGCGTAGAATGCACTGAACCGACGGTCGCCGGCACTTGAGCATTCGAGGAAGGGAGGCTTGCCGTGGTAGATCAATCAAATGGTCCCTATTACCTAGCTTTACCGGAAACTATGTGATATACTAATTACATGGCCGAAGCACTTCCTTATGTCTACATACTGGTTCACCGGGACACTCGCCATTTCTACTTTGGTTACCGCGAGTCGAACAAAAACAACGCGAGCGACGATCTGGGTGTCTATCAATCGTCATCGAAGAAGGTCAAAGACATGGGGTATGCTAGTTTCCATGCCTATGTCGTCCGAGAATTTGAAACACCGTTAGAGGCTTACGATTATGAGCAGCGCCTCATTGAAGCCAACTTTGACAATCCGTTGATCCTGAACCAGCAATATCGAAGAGAAGGGGACGCACGGTTTAAGACGCCTCCTAGGCTGACCCCTGAGTGGCGTAGCCGGATAAGAGAATCATCCTACCGGCGTAGCCCAATATCTGAGGAAACGAGAGACAAGCTCCGGCGGGCCAAACTAGGGAAGACGCGCGGCAAGGAGGACCCAAAACGAACCGCGAAAAGAGTCTCAGCTATCCTAGATACTTTTGACCATGTCTGGGAGGTAACGACTCCTAATGGAGAGGTCGTAGAAGTAAGAAGCCTTAATGCTTACTGCGTCGAAAATAACCTAGGGATGGGCCATATGAGTTCCGTAGCTAGTGGTAAAAGGAAGCACCATAAGGGCTACTCGGTCAGGAAGCTATCTTCACCTTCCTAGAAGGATATTGATGGAATGGCTTACCGTTCTTAGAGTAATTCATAATCTGCTGGGTCCGCCATGCGACCTTAGAGCCGTCCGGCTTAGTGACGATCAGCGTCGAATAGGACCAGACGTGGTTGCCGTGCAGCACGGCAGCGGTCACGTCGCCGACCTTGTTGATGAGCTTGAGGATGAAGGCGTCGTATTCGGCCGCCGCCTGTTCCATCTGCTGCGTGATGTAGCGCTGTCCGCGCTCGGCATCCATGACGACATAGACCGGCCGGGTGCCGTTGTTCGACTGGTAGCCACGCGCCGGGTCCTGCTGCGTGACCGCGTGGAACAGGTTGTGCTTGACCCGCGCCGCGAAGAACTGGAGGCCGCCACCCAAGTCGCGCGGATAAGGGGCCGCCGCGTTGATGTTCCACTCATGCGCCGCGAGCGCGATGTGGACGTTCTTGATCGCTTCCTCGGCCCCTTGCCGGGCGCGCTCGATCGCGTCTGCCCGGAGGGGTTCTACGGCTTGTCGGACGAAGTCCATGTCTGTCTCCTTCGATTAGTCTAGCTTGACCGAAGTAGGTTTGTTGTTCGATTCGGTCAATCTATTTTGTCATCCTGATATTCCACCTATCGCTGATCAAACTTGTTTGTCAGCCAGCGGAGGAATCAGTCGGTCGCCCAATCGTCGTAGCGATCAACGGCGGCCTGCACGATCTCCTCGATCTCCTTGTTCATCCGGTCGAGCTTTTCCTGCACGAACGGGCACAGATAATGGCCCGGCCCGGCCTCCGACTGGACGAGATAAAAGTCGTCGTGGATCGCGAAGATTTCGTTCTCGTATCCGGTGCGCCCGTTCTCGGTCATGAAGTTCAGGATCATCTCTTCACGAGAGCCGACGGCCGGCATCCACGGCGCGCGAAGTGTTGCGGTCATGCGGATTTCCTGCATCAGTAAGCCTCCAATCCATAGAAATAGCGCTGCTCGGCCCGAACCTCGGCTTCGTATTCCGCCTCGGCCTGCATCTCTTCACGCCACCGGGCGAGTTGGTCGGCGTTCATCCGATCGGTGTCGGCGACCTTCACCTTACCCGCACCATCACATGCCTCGCACTGGCGATCATAGACGCCGGCCTTGTAGTCCTCCCACGCGTCCGGGTCCCAATCGTCGAGGTCCTGCTGGGTCATCGCGCCCAGATGACGCGAGTGCGCGCCGTCGCCGTTGCAGGTGCCGCAGATCACCCACTTGGTGGGGAGTTCGATGCGGTTCTCGTCCTCATCGTAGAAGTAGGTGATGTTCGCCATTGTCTGTCTCCGGTGTCGCTGTAACACGAATCGGAATAGGACAATTGTTCCTCTTCGTCAATCGACATTCGCGAGACGATACCGCGTCTGCTGATACACCGGGCGGCTGGGGTCCTGTTCTTTGATCACCTCGCCGGCGCAGACCATCTCCATCAAGGGCGATGCCAGTCCCTCCCCGCCGCGCAGGGCAATGTCGGGATAGGTCGCGTCTCCCATCTGCTGGAGGATAGTGGTGATCGCGAGCTTGTCACGTTCGCTGTGAGTCATGTTGCTTCCTTTGCGGTGAATGTGATGGCTAATCGCCGCGTGATGTGCGGAGAATAAAAAGCCCCGGAGATTGCTCTCCGGGGCTACTCGTTGACGCGGCGAGTGATGCGGTCAGTTCGGCAGGATCAGGGTCCACGCGAAGGCGGACGCGAGGACCATGGTCATGAACACGCAGACGATGGTGAACCGCTTGGCCGCGTCGCTGAAAATCGCGGGGTCCGGCTTGTTCTCAGGCATCTCCCGCATCGCCCCGGCGACCTTGGCGTCCTTCGCGGTCAGCAGGCTCACGATGAGCGCCGCGCCGATCGCCGTCTTGAACGACAGGGTAGCATAGCCGGCCGGCACGAGAAACCAGTCCCAGATCGTGGTCAGGACGAAGGCCCCGTAGGCGGCGACGCCCAGCCCGACGATGAAGATCACGACGATCGAGAACAGATCGGTGACGATCTTTCCGATGATGGGGGACAGGCTATCGCCGGTCTCCGATTCCAGAGTGATGGCGTTCAATTCGATCTCCTATTTGTCGTGGGCGGTTGAGATGAAGGCGACCAAGTCCTCATAGGGCATGGTGCCGATGCGCGAGCCGAGCGGCTGGCCGTCCTTCATGAGGAGCAGCGTGGGCGTCCCCTTGATCTGCATCGCGCGGGTGAGCTTGGGGAAAGCTTCGACATCAATGTCGATGATGTCCTCATCAGCCAGCCAGCCCTCGTCGAACAGGTGATCGAGAAGGCCGGCGACGACATTGGACGGGCCGCAGAAAGACGAGCGGAAGTTGAGCAGGAACGGCCGGGTCGTCGCCGGCAGCACCTGCTCGAAATTGTCGTCAGTCAGCTTCATTGACGGGCGCTTCCTCGGCGACGGTCGGCGTGAAGTCGCCGCCTGCCGACCACGAGTGGATCGGGGTGGCAACGCTGGTGACCGGATCGACCTCCAGCAGGACCGCCGCGAACGGCGTCTTGTTCCCGACGACGGTCGGATCGCCAAGCGCGAAGCGGTTCAGATAGTTGATGGCGGCTTCAAGGCCGGTGCCCCGCCCGGAGGACAGGCTGGTGCCCTCAGCGGTGATGGCAGTCAGGCGATAAGTGGGCGTCGATTTCATGGTGGTTCCTTGTGTCAGTCGATTTCGGAATGACCGATGTCTCGGCCGGCGATGGCGTCCTGCAACGCCATGATGTCGTCGCTGGGCGTGTATTCACTCCAAGCGGCGTGATAGCTCTCGTAGAAGTCGCCGATGCGGGCGGCCTCGAACCCGGCGCGGAATGCCTCTTCGTTCGACTGGACGGCGAAGTCGCTCAGGCGGCCGGAGTTGGCGACCATGTCGGAGTCATCGGTGGCGACCACCGAGATATGCGTCATGTCGAGCGCGACCATGTTCAGGCCGCCGGCCATGGTGATGATCTCGCGATCGTAGCCAGCCTCTTCCAAAGCCATGGCCATGATGTCCCACGCAGCGCGCGGGATACCCATGATCGCCGTGGTGTAGGTCAAAGCCTGATCTCCTCGATCTGGGCCGGCGTCGCCGCGCGTGCCCATTCGACGATCTGCCACATGGTCAGCGCCAGTTCGGGGTCGATCCGAAACTCGTGCGTCTCGCTGTAAGTGTAGAGCGCTTCGGACAGCGCACGGTTCGACTGCGCCACCGCCGGGACCGGCAGACCGGCCTCCAAGGTGTTGTAGCGGGCGCGCGGCGTGTTCTGCTCGTCGTCTTCGAGATCAAAAGGCATTAAGGCTGTCTCCGAGTGATTCTTGATTGCCTGTTAGTAGGCTTGGACCTGACTCGATGTCAAGCCATAATGTCGGTGTCAGCCACGGTCTTCGCCATCAGCGCCTTGAGGTCTTCGATCTCGACCTCGTAGGCGGCGATCGCCCCGGTGAGGATGTGCTTGTTCTTGCGCTGCCACCACGGCAGGCTGGCACGGGATTCCCGCAGCGCTTTCAACTGCGCCCCAAGCCGGTGGAGCAGACCGACGGACGGGAGAACCATACCGGGATAGGAGGGCGTGGGGGACTGAACGATCAATTCTCGATCCTCTCGAAATAGTAGCCGCTCCGCGTGTGGACGCTGGGGTAGGCGGTCGTGATGTAACGCTCATCGAAATCCTTGGCCGGATCGTAGGTCGCCACATCGACCGGGCCGTTATGCTTCTTGGCGAAGCGGCCGGCCTTGGCGCGGGCATGGACCTTCTCCTCGAAACCCATGACTTCGGAGGCGATGAGTTCCAGCTTCTCGCTGTAGATGTCGAACTGATAGAGCGCCATGTCAGGTCCCCTTCTTCGCGAGAGCGGCGAGGTCGGCCACCTTATCGCCCAGCGCATAGGAAGCGCCGGTCGTGACGCCCCGCTCTATGAGGTTGTGGTGGACGTGCTTGAGATCGTCCTCGAACTCGGAGATGTGGAAATCCCAATCGAGGGCGTTCTGCGGGTCGCGGAAGACGGTGATGTAGCGCGCCATATCAGCCGACCATGTTCACGTCGCGGGCGACGTAGCCGGCGCGCTCGGCGATGCGAGCAGCCTGATCGCGGTTCGTCGCTCGGACCAGCACATCCGTGATCGTCTTGGGGTCCTTGCCGTCCCAGACGCCGACGCCATAGGCGTGTGGCGCTTTCGATTCCGGGTTCAGTTCAATCATGGTCATCGCCTGTCTCCTCAGCCGTTGTTACACGAATCGGATTAAGCCGGATGACCGATTCGGTCAAGCACTTTATCCACTTACGCCCTACATTTGCAGGTAGTTTCCTCGGTGCGCTCCATGTCGCGGATGCGGTTCAGCAGCGTGTCGCGATAGCCTTTGTCATAGGCATCGCCGGAGGAGAACATGAAGCTCTCCTCGTAGAAATGCTCGATCGCCGTCCGGTTGTCCCAATTATGCTGCAACAGTTCCTTGGCGGAATCCACGCCCCGGAAATATTTGACCTGTGCTGCCTCTGGCCAAAAGGACCAGACAAGCGCGATCAGGCCCGCGCCGATGGCGAAGGATGTGATGCTAAAGTCGATCATTCGTCGTCCTTACTAAGCGGCTCTACGCGCTCTTTGTAAATCCCGCGCGCAAGTCTTGCAGCGTCTATGGCCTTTGCGGTCGATATGCAGGTTGCTTCCTGCATACTCATGACCAGCGGGGCAGTGAGTTACGGTCGAATACCGGATCGCTGAGACTTTATCGAGATTGCCTCTGGTGACATTCTCTTGGTGTGTCACATCTTCTAAACAGGCTGGACGACAGCACAGAGTTTTCTCACAATTGTGATCCCACTCTGGAGGTGTTCCCTTCCCGGCAAGGAAGGCTGTCAGACGATGGACGCGCCACGTCTTGCCCTTGTATTTTATAGTCCCATATCCTCGGTCAGAGGCGGAACCCGGCCATATCCAGCACCCATCATCATCCTTCTCACAGTGGCTTTCAATCCATGCGAGAAGTTCAAGACCATCTATCCCTCTCTTGCGGTAGGAGATCACGCGTCGCCTTTGTCAGGTAAAGCGATTGGAGGAGGGGAATGTCCGGTTCCGTCGGTCAAAGCAGCGATCCCGGCGCGCTGGAAGAGGCTGGTTGCATAGCCATGGATTTCCACCTTGGCCCGTTCCAGTTCCTTCTCCATATGCTCACCGAACTGGTTGGCGACGAACGGCGCGGCGTCGCTGATCTTGCGATGGGCCGTGATGATCCGGGCCTTCATCCGATCAGCCTTGGCTTTCGACAGGCCCAGCGTGCCCACCTCTTCCAGTGCTTCCTTGAGCGCCTGAATGGCTTCGTCGAAGTCTTCCTGAAACTCTTTGCCGAACTGGTCGGCACGCGCCTCGGGCATGGGCAGGCCGGGGATCACCCCCTTCCCTTCCTGCCATGTCAGCGTGCAGGGCACGCCGCTACCGATGTTCATCGACGAGACGAACGAGGACCATTGCGCTTCACTCATCGCCAGTTCGATGATCTGCTTGCGGCCGAAGTGCCAGTCGTTCGACAGGGTGCGGTTAAGCTCGCTCGCCGTCACGGTGATCGTGATGTAATTCTGGTGGACGAAGTCCGAGCCGTAGAGGACGGTCTGACCGCTGACGCGTGATGCGACGATCTGCGCGAACGACGGGTGCCGGGTCTTCGTCCCACCGAGCGGGCCGTCCTGTTCGATGGTGATGGGGTCTTCGATTTCGCGTGCCATCAAGCTTCCTCCACCAGCTTCCAGCCGGTATTTTCGTGTAGGGGATCACCGGCAAAGGCAGTCTCGACATTGAGACCCGGTTTGCCATCTTTCTTGAGCAGGCGGACGAACGAGGTGCCCATGTTCGGTAGGCTCCAGTTGCCCCGATTTGCCGGCAAGTTGGTGTCGGCGCGGCGCGTTTCGATTAGGCCGAAGACGACCTCCTCGCGCTTACCCATACGGCCGGCACGGATCGTCTTGTAGACCTTCTTACCTTCGTGCGGGTGGCCCACGATCGCGCGCTGTTCCGCCCATTTCTCCTCGCGATAAAGGGCCTGCGCCTGATCGCTCAGTAGGTTCAGTTCGGCCTTCTGCTCAGCAGCGATCTCCGCTTTCAGGGCGGCGATGCGGCGGTCGGCTTCCGCCTTGAGTTCACCCTGCCGGGCTTGGATCACCTTCTGCGCGGTGGTGATCACGCTGATCGCGCGCGGAAGGGTGTCAGATACCCGGAATGGCGCGACGGAGGCCAGCATGATAATGGACCCATCTTCCTTGGTGAAGAGCTTCCCATCCTTGCGGCTGATCAGATAGACCTCACCGTAGGTCGATTGCGAGACCTCTACGATCTCGACTTCGGTGCTGTGGGGCGCGTCGTGGACTGCTTCGGTGAGGTATACCATTGTCTGTCTCCAAGTTCGTTGCTTCGCGAATCGGAATAGGACAATACTTCCTCCACGTCAACGGTGATTCACACCGTTCACCGATTCATCCACCATCCGGGCAGCGTCAAGCTGGGCGACCCGGTCGAACAGATTGTTCATCCGCTCCAACCGGGTCTGCGGCGTGTTCCCCAGATGCCAATGCCGGCACTTGGGACAGAAGTAAGGCACCAACCGGCCGGTCCTGCTCTGGACGTTGAGGAGCGCCTTATGAGCGCTCCGCTTTCCCCGGTGCATTACCTTGCCGGTCGGGCATCCCATCAGAGCGCTTCTATCATCTGCTGGATGAAGGCGTCGCGCTCCTTGCTGTCCACGTCGTAGACTTCGGGATAGTCCGGGTCTTCCTCGTCGATCGTGCCTTTGATGCAGCCGTTCTTCACCAGCACGAAGTCGAGGCACATTTCCCAGCCGCTGTTGCCGAACGGGCGCTTGCCGGAGAAGCTTTCGCCTTCCTCCCACAGCGTCGCCAGTTGCAGCTTGAAATAGTCGGCGATCGAGGTTTCTTCGTAGTTGTCCTGATCGAAGAAGATCAGGTTCAGGGCTTCATCGGGACGCATTGTTCAGTTGTCTTTCTTTGATGATGATGGCCGGGTCCCACGAGGGCGGGAGCAGGATCAGGGTGATACAGACGGCGATGAGAGCCACGCCGATGGACTCGCCGACATAGATGGCCAACAGGAAAGCAGTGGCGAGCAAAGCCAACCCCTTGAGCATCAGAGACCGAGGGCCGCGAAAGCCTGCTTCACATAAGGCTTCGACAGGATGTGCGCGGAAGCCGACGTGCCGGAGACGCGGGTGGTGTGGTAGGCGTCGATGATCCGGTCGATCAGCGCGGCCTTGGCCAAGGTGATGTCCGCTGTCCCCGGACGGAGGTCAGGACGGTGTGCCCACAAAGCTTCGAGCGAGGTGGCCGCATCCGCGTGGTCGATCCAGACGCCGCCGGCCGCGATCCACTTCGAGCGGTGCTTGGGCGTGTCGTCGATCAGGATGTCGCCCGGCTGGCAATATTGCGCCTTCTTGGCCGACAGGCAGGTGATGACCTTGACGTTGGGGAAATGGGCGGCGGCCCATCGGCGCTTCTGGATGTCCGCCCAGCCGCCCTTGGGCATACCGGTCAGGATGATCGGCCGCAGGTGCTTGACGCCTTCATACAGCGTCAGCGCGTCCCGCATCAGCGGAAGGGTGCCGAAGAAGTCGGGATGGCCTTCGATCTCTTCCCAGAAACGGGTGGAGCCATAGCGCTTCTCATAGTCGGCGCTGAGCATTCCCCAATGCTCCTCGAAGCCGCGATCGAAATCCGCGAGCACGCCGTCGCAGTCGAGATAGATGGTCGGCTGGCGCATCAGTTGAATCCTTCACGGTCGATGTGGTTGATGGCGGGTTCACGGGTCCGGTCCGGTTCCTTGCCCCAGCGATCCCGGATGTTGGCGAGGCGCTTGGATGCGGTCTCGACGGCGTCGCCATAGACCCGCTCCACATAGTCGTGGGTGAAGTGGATGGTGCCGTCTGTCTGCGGGTAGGCGCGGAGCAGATCGCGGTCGGGGTCCGGGCGATCGACGATCAGAAGGACGTTCCGGTAGGAGTGATGATTGGGCGAACCAACGACTTCCAGACCACGCCTCTTGAGTTCATAGGCGTAGATCATCCGCGTCTTGTTACCACCGCAGACGACGACATCGCCCGGCTGGACCTGCTCCACGGTCCGGGTGGTCCGGCCGGTTTTGCGGTTGGTGTTTTCGAGGGTCCGCATGAAGGAGCGGACAGCCGCGCCGACGCCAAATATGTCGTAATATGGGAGGGTCATTTCTTGTCCCGTTCGCGCGGATAGAGGATGCGGCGGAGAGCGCCGAGCATTTCGCAGGCGCGGTCGTAATCGGAATGGATGATCTGCCCGTCGAGCAGTTCGTGATACATTTCCCGGACGAGGTCGAAGTCCGCGCGCTCAGGCCAGCCGGCGATGTCCTTGAGGGTATCCCCCATCATCGCGGCGACGGCGCAATGCGTCTTGTTGCCTCCGTAGGTCGTGATGTGTTCGCCGTTGATTTCGTCGTCGGGATTGGCGATCCGACGCGCCATGATGACGACCTGATCGTAGCCATAGTCCTTGGCGATCCGTTCGGCCGCCGAGATCGGGATGGGTTTCATCTTCCGGGGCTTCTCAGCGATGGGCGTGACGCCGGCCGCGATCTCTTCCTTGCAGCGAGAGCACTTCATGCACCCGGTGCCGAGGGCGATCGAACCCTTGCAATATATGTCGGTCATGATGTGCTCCCGAGGAAGCGGCGAGGCGTCGGGCACCTCGCCGCTTCGGCCCTTACTTGGCGGTGTAGAGCGCCTGTCCGCCGACGATCAGGGTGCATTTGCCACCGTCGGCGCAGCTTTCCTTGATGGCCTTGACCCGCTCCAGTTCGACGAACTGGTCCGGGCTGAGGTTCATCTGGGTGCGGTAGGCGTTGTCCGCCTCGGCGCGGGCCAACTCGCGGGCCTTGCGGGTCACTTCGGCCTTCTGGCCGGCGGCCTCGGTCTCGGCGCGCTGCTGCTCCTGCGCCGTCTTCACGCGCTGGTCCTTGACCGACGGGGGCGGATTGGCCTTGCCGACGGTGCTGCGGCCGACGGCCAGCGGCAGGCCCTTCTCGGCGATATATTTCTTGAGTTCGGCGTTGATCACCCGGTCGATGTTGTCGATCGCCGTGGTGTCGATCGCGACCTCGGTCATCGGGTGCTTGCGGACTTCCTGACGGATCAGGCTTCCGTAGACGCTCTGGATGTTGTTCTCGAACCACTTGGGGCCGAACTTCTCGACCAGCTTGACCGAGTCCGTGATGGTCAGGACCAGCGTCGCGTCGAAGTGCATCGGCACGCCGTCCTTGGTCATGAGGTCGTCGAACGAGACCTTATATTCCTTGGGGAACATATCGACATAGATCGCGTCGGTCGTGAACGCCGTGTATGCCTTGCCGGTCTTCACCGGGGTATCAACGACGCCGCCGTGGCCGAAGAACATGGGCTTCTGCACGAGGACGGCTTCCTGACCCGGATCGGGCGAAGCGACGCCGCAGGCGCTCAGGCCCAGAACCATGGCAAATGCGAGAGCGATTTTCTTCAAAAGTTACCTCCTGTTTTGTTTGGGATGACTGCCTGTTAAGTGAGACTGTCGGTGCCGTCAAGGCAATTTTTCAAATTCTTCCGGCTGGCGCAGCATCAGTGCGATCAGTTCGCCGTGGTTCTTGCGAGCGCCGCCAAAGCTCCCGCGACTGCGATGTTCGCTGAGGATCAGCTTATCGCTCATCGCGATCTGTGCCGCATATTCGAGCACCATTTCGATGATCGCCACGGTGGCATCTCTGGTGTGGCGAAACTCGCCGATGTCCACGCCGTTCTCATACAGCGTGTCCTCCACCATTTCGGTGATTCGCTCTTCCAGTTCCGCGCGCTTCATCTGGTCCTCCAGTTCATGCGGGCCGCCAGTTCGTCGTAGAGGTCTTCGGTGATCAGCTTCTCCGGCGGTATCCAGAAGCCTACCGGGATGCCGTGATCTTTGGCGATCGTGATCTCGGCCTGAACGCCGGTCGATTCTTCCCAGCCGGGCAGAATGAGGACGCACAAGCGATCGCATCGGGTGAGCAGCTTCTTGGAGAAGTCGGCCCAATAGTCCCACGTCAGCGGGAACTCGTTGCCCGTCTCGGCGAGGAGATGGTTCATCAGCGGGGACACCGGGTGATGTCCCAAGGCGATGAGTTCCCGCATGGTGTGCGTGAAGGCGTTGACGCGTGATGCGACGACGGCCGGATCGGCATGGCTGTAAGGCGCGGCGACGTAGATCAAGCTCATTCGATGGGCCTCCAGAAAAACCAGCGCCAGCCTGTTGCCACCACATAGAAGAGGCCGACCAAGGGGATGAGTCCCGCGACCAGAACCTTCTCGAAGCGGCTGTAGAGTGCATAGCGGTCCCGCAGTCCGGCCACGGTAAAGCCTACGACGCACCATGTTATGTATGCGATGCCGCACCAAGCGAGGAACACCATCATTCCTTGAACTCCACGCATTCGAGGTTCCGCGTCTCCACGAACCAGTAGAGGCCATCCTCGTCGGCCGGGTCGCCGTCGCTTCGCGCCTCGATCACATAGAAGGTGTCGCCATCCTCCCAGCACGTCCCATGCGCCTCGTTGATCGCGCCCTCGCGGGTAAGGCACGGGCCGGACAGATCGAACACGTCGTCAGGGTAGAGGCCGGCATACCAGCGCCACGGTGTCGGTTCGCTCATGCGTCGTCACTCCGGGCGGCGCGGGCGGCAATGACCTGCCAGTCCGTCTCCGGGTCCCAATGACCGCAGTCACCGGAATTGATCAGGGCGGTGTAGAGGTCCGTCATGTCGTCGAGCGCCTGTCGCAGCGCAGCGATCTCGGTAAGCGCTGCCCGCATGTGCCCGACGCATGTGACTTCGGCGACGCCTGCCGCGTCTTTCCATGCCTTGATGTCGGCACGCTTACCGGTCTCCTGCGCCTTGCGATAGGCGACCGCGTTGGCTTCCAGCACCCCAAGGATGTCGTCGATCGGTGTCAGGAACATGCTGCTGCTTTCTCCCGGTTCGCCGGGATGATGGGGTTGTTGCTGTAGGCCCACCGATAGAGGCGACGCTTGCCTTCCTTGGTGAGCGCGAACATACGGGTGTCGAAGGCGCGCTTGTTCGGCTGGAGCAAGCCCTTCAATTCCTCGAACAGCTTGGCCGGGACGCGCATCTTCTCGAAGTGGTTCTGGTAATAATGGTGGGTCGGACCTTCCTCGAAAGGCGCTCCGGGCCTGTAATCACCGCCGACGATGTGGTGCTCGTTGGTGTGAATCCAGAGAAGAACATCCTCGACGGTCTTCATCGTCTTCTGCTTCAAGCCCATTATTCAGGTCCTACAGCGCGCTTTGCGGCTCGATAGTGTTTGATGAGAAGACGGAACTTCGCCCATTCTTCGTCATCTTCGGTGGCGTCGATGAACTCGCAACAGTCCGCGAAGGGGCGAAGCGCCCTCAGCGCCACATCATATTCCCCATTCAAACGAGAGAAATCGGCTTTCCACTGCTGGGCACGGTCGAACCACAGCATCGCCTCGGTCGCTTCCTTATGCTTCTCGTCGAGCAGGAAAGCGCCGGAGTTGCGGAGGAGTTCGATCTCGTCCGCCATGTCGTGGATCAGATTGTGCGCCTCGTAGAGCTTTTCGATCTGCCGGGGCGTCAGCGTGTCTGCAAGTTCGTCGGCGATCGACATCGGCCATACTGCCGTCCCGCGCGCCTCGTCGGTGTTGATCATGGGGTGCTATCCAGAATTTCGTCCAGCATGGATTCCATGCGATCGGCATCGCAGACGATCGCAGCGTAGAAGCACATGATCCCGCCGATGATGAGCGAGATGGTGCTGCAATAGTGACCCTGATCGGCCATCCAGCCGGCGGTGATGACGCAGGCGATGCTCGCCGCGCCATAGAAATGGCGCTTGCTCATTTCGCGAAGGTGCCATCGATCTCAGCCATCAGGCCGATAGCGATCACGACGGCGGCGATGCCCGCGCTGATCGCAGCGGACGAGAGGCCGAGTTGGGCGAGGACGCCGGTCACCAGAATGAAGGCGATAATGGCGAAGAAGAAGAGGTAGCGATTGTTCAAGTGGTGTCCCCTGTTATTCTTGAACGACTCGATGTCATGTTAAAATGACTATGCGAAGTGAGTCGTGATGTCAACCAGCAACGCGGCGATCGAACCGGGTTTCGAGGATCAATTCGCGGAGGATGTGCTTGAGGTCATCCACCGTTTCGGCCGCATCCACGTCGCGGAGCATCTGTCGCTGCATGACGCGGTGGAAGGCTTCGAATATCGAGACGCCCTCCCCGTCCCGCTCGCGCTTTACCTCGTCGGCGAATGTCATCGGACTTCCAGCGCCTCTCTCATGACGCCGGCTTGGAACCGGCGGCCCTGCCAGTGGGCGGCCTTCATCAGCGTCTCGACGCCTTGGATGCGATAGATGAACCGCAGCAGCGTCTCGCCTTCATCGCGGAGGAAGACATGGGTGTCGCGGCCGGGACCGAAGCACTCGATCTCGCAGCGGTTCAGGCGCTCGTCCGTGCGATCGCAGGGCGTGATGCTATTGAAGCCGGCGGCCGGCCGCCAGAAATGCAGCTTGTAGAAGTCGCTCATGCGTCGCGCTTCTCCGCCAGCTTGGCGAGGCCCTGCTGGACGATCTCGTGTGCCTCTTGCCACAGGGATTCATTCCCCTCGATCAGCACCCCGAGCAGCCGGATTTTCTCCGGTAGGTAGATGCGGGCGAAGCCTTCGTCCAGCGCGAGGATCGACCGGGAGTTCGAGATCAGGTCGGCCAGCTTGATCGTCTTCGTCCGGGGCGGAGCCTTCGCGATATGCTCACGGTCCATCGCCTTGCGGATCGCCCGGTTGCCGTCCGACGGCTTGCTCACGTCAGTCAGCCATTGGACATGGTTCGCCACCTCGTAGCCGAAGCGGTTCCACACCTCGCCGATTTGCGTGTTGGTGTCCTCCACCACGTCGTGCAGGATCGCGGCGATGATCATGTCGGTGTCGTCGGTCACTTGCGCGACGATGGAGGCGACCTCCAAGGTGTGCGTGACGTAAGGCTCACCGGTCCATTTGCGGACCTGCCCGTGATGGCGGCTGGCGGCGAACGCAGCGGCCTCAAGGATCAGCATCTGGTCGGCGCTCAATATCCTTCCTCCCGGCCGACGATCAGCACGGCGAAATAGCCGCTGAGGTCGAGGCCCGTGATGAAGTTACCGGTGCTGCTGCCGGGGTTCGCAACCCATAGCGTCTCGTCGCCGTTGTAGCGATAGTCCCCGCCCTTCCAGCCGGTGAAGATCGTGCCGATCGCACCTTCAAGCTGTTCGATCAGTGCCTCAGCCTCCGGCGGGCGGGCGTCGCCGTCGTATCCGGTCGGTTCCCAGCCCAGCGCTGGCTGGTCATAATATCCGCGATAGCTGGCCACGGTCGTCGGCGCGATGTCAGCAAAGCTGAACACGACCGGGCGTTCCGGTGCCAGTTCCTTGAGGGCGGCGATCACTTGGTTCATGGTCATCATGGCAGCGGTCTCCTCAGTGCATGGTCGGTTCGGCCACGATGCTGTGATCGTGGAAGCGGCTTACCAGCGTGACGGTCGCGCCGGCCAGTTCCGGGTGGTCGCGCAGATGACTCAGGAATGCCTTGTAGGTGCGCGGACCGTGATAGTGGGTGCTGTATCCCGACCGCAGTTCGCGGGACTCTTCCCACGTCAACCAGCGCTTCGCCTTGTCCGACCACCACAGGGCATGACCGTCGGCGTCCGACGCGCAGATGCCCCAGAAATGCGATCGCAGGATGCGCGTGCCGACCTCGGCCTCGAAGCGGATATTATGTGTGAGGGCCTTGCCCACGTCAGTCTCCTTTTATTTCTAATCGACTCAGTGTCGTGTGAGACTGTCGTAGGATGATTCGTCCTATGCGTCAACCCATGTGGCGCATTCCTGTGCAGCGTGCGCCTCATGGTAATAGGGACTGTCCGGCAACATCGTCGCCAGATTGATGTGGCGGCGCACGTCCGTCACGTTGAAGCCGATCATGGTGATGGTCGGGAGCGGGTATTCACAGGTCGCCGAATGCTCCGGTTCCTTGGAGCACTGCGGAGTCCGTGCCGGTCCCCGCCACTTGCAGGTCAGGCAGTTACGCATGGTGTGTCAGTCCCCAAGCGACTGGCGGTAGGTAGCTCCGGCCAATCGGTTCATTTCCTCGGCGTCGGCTTCATCGCTCGCCCGGCGGGCTTCGGCGTCCAGAAGCTCCAGCGCCTCCACCGCGAGATGGTAGGAAGCGATGAAGCCATCTTGCAAGCAGACCACGTCGTCGTGGTCATAATTGCAAAGGTTCAGTTCGCCCTCCAGCACGATCATTTCGCTCAGGATGTCCCGGATGGTTCTCAAAACAGGTCCACCCCAACAGGCACGAAAGCGCACACCGCGCCGCAGGTCATCATCGTCCAGAAGGCACCGCAGCTTTTCGCCGTGAAGCCATCGACCATCCACGCAGCAGCCGTGACGGCGAAGCTCAGGACGCCCATGATGCCGAAGCTCAGGATGACAGCGGTGGTGGTCCCGTCGGTCCATGCCGCCATGGCGAAGCCCAAGATGGTCGTGATGACCACGCACGGGATGTAGCTGTGATACCAGCGCTCGGTCGGGACAGGGTAGCTCCGCGTCATTTCCATGCTTCCAGTTCTTCGCAGATGCCCTCGTAATCGTCCTCATCCAGCATGATCTGGATACGGCCGGCCGAGTTCACCATGTGAGATTTGATGTGGTTGATCTGGTGCTCAAGCTCCTCGATCCGGCGCTTGAGCATGACGACCTCGATCCGATCGTCGGTCACGCCCAGCCCTTCGCCCGGCTACGCTTGCGGAAGTCCGCCAGCGGATACCAGTATTCGACGAAGGACATACCGACGGTCAGGCCGCCTTCGCGGAGGTGGACGCCGCGCTTGATGCCCTTATAGCGCCATGCGAACGGGTTACCATCCTTGTCGTAGCACTCGACCCGGACATTCACCTCGTTGTCATGGTCAACCAGCGCCACCAGCCGGCGGCGGAGAACCCATGCGAGGAGACGGCGGAACGGCGCGTAAGGGACAGGCTGTGTGGGGCGGTGGTTCATTTCTTCCTCACGATGATCTCGAACTCGCCCAGATCGGCGTGGTCGATCGTTACGGTGTTGAGCACGCGGGTGACGGCCATCAGGAAGCCGTCCAGCGACGGCGCTTCGATGATGCCCTGCGCCGCTGCGCTGGCGATCTTCATGGCGACCGACCGGGTGTAGTCGTCGCCCATGTAATGGAGTGAGCTATCCGCCAACGGCCAGCGCCTTCTTCTGGTGCTTGCGCGCGTCCTTCTCGTCCTTGACCTCTTCCGTCAGGGCGAACTTGATGTCCGGGTGGTCAAGGTTGCTGCCCAGCCATTCCATCGCCATGTCGAACCGCACCAGCGGCCGGTAGACGAGGCCGCCGTAGCGGTTGAAGGCTTCGACGCTGGCCAGACCCTTGGTCACCAGTTCGTCAAGCGCCGCCTGAGCGCGCGGGGAAGGCTTGGCCTTCTGCAACTGGAAGGTGACTTCGCCCTTGCCCGGCACCATCATGCCGAACCATGCGCCGGCTACGCCCTTGGCGTCGAAGCTGAGGTCGTCGAACCAGTTTTCGTTTTCGATGATCGCGGTCACAGATGATTCCATGTCAGAGGGTGGCTGCTGAATTGGAGATAAGCTCATTGTGACCCAGCCCGTTGCGGAAGTCATAGGTCTCCTCCTTGATGCAGATGAATGCCGGCCAGCGGCCGGTCCTCGTCCGTAAGTGTGATGTCACGCGCCTTGAGCCAGATCGTGTGGTGGGTAGCGCCCTTCCGCTTCACGTCGAACTCGATCTTGATCGGATCACGAAAGTTGCTCTCGACGATGGAAGTCACGGTCGCAAGGCGACCATCGTTTCCCAATTTGCGGTAGGGCTGCTTCCAGTTTTCCGGGTCGGCCAACTTAACGCGGTCCCCGATTGAGAAGTCCGTCATGGCCGGCTCTCGTCGATCTCGACCAGCACGTCGTCCTGCGATCCGCCGATGATCTCGTTGCAGGGATTGCTCCCCGGCGGATTGGCATAGCGCGTCTCGAACTCGACCTCGCGGCAGAGATTCGTGATGGGACCGCCGCCGGGGCGGATGGTCTCCATGTTGTCGATCTGGAACTCGGCATCCGACGCCGCCGACGCGGCCAGCCGCTCGCAGGTCTTCACGACGCCAAGGAAGGCGGCCTGATAGATACGGGCGTAGTTGGACGTGATGGACTTCCAGCCGGAGTTATCCGCCACCTGCTTCGCGATCTCCTCGGCGAGGACGCGCTGCGATTCCTTCGTGTTGGGGATGGTCATGGCTTCTCCTCCAGCAGGTCGGTGCCGTCGAACGCATAGCACTTGGCGTAGCGGTCGTAATCGATCAGGTCCGGGTGGGCGTCCATGAACGTCTGGATGTCCGACGATGCGATCGCCAGCGTCACGTCGAACTTCTCGACGATCTGCTTGCGGCGGATCATGCCGTAAGTCATCAGCGTGGCGCGGATGAAGTCCTGCCGCTGTTTCTGGAACCAACTCATGCCGATGCCTTGTCGATGACGAAGGTTTCGAGGAGGTCCACGTTGGTCGTGATGCCCATATCCACCGACGGGCCATAGCCTTCGATGAACTCGCCGCAGTGTTTCGACGGTTCCGCGATACCGCGCGCCGCAAGCTGGGCGAGGTGTTCCGCGTGCTCTTCGAGCGTATCGAATTGGAAGAACGACTGGCGGAATTCATCCATGAACTCCGACGTGAACTTGGTCTCGTCGAGCGTGACGGTGACGATCTGCGTCACCTCAACCGTGAACTTCATGGGTGCTCCCCTTTGATGGCGTTGAACCGGTGGTCGCCCAGCGAGCCGGCCATGATGAAGAAGCGTCGCCCGAACGCCTGATAGGACAGGTAGAAAGGGCGCTCGTTGATCGGCCAGTCGCTCGCCGGCCATTCGTCTTTCGGCGTCTGGCTAAGGGCCGTGTGATGCCACGCCGCCAGCGAAAGACGGCGCTGCGTCTTGCGGAACAGGATCGCCTCGAACCGCTGGTGGATCAGGTTCGCATAGAGGCAGACGAGGACGAACAGGCCCGCCGCGATCCCTGCGAGGATCACCACGACATAGCCGATGATCTCGAAGACGCTCACGGCCGGAACTTCGCCAGTATCCGGTGCGCCGTGTAACCGATGCACTGGAAATCCCCCACGATGGAGGAGGACATAGGGTCCGTAGTGTCCAACCGGTCGCGGCTGATCCGCAGGATTCGTTCGAGCGCTTCCACCAACTCGGCGTTCTGCTCTTCCAGCGCCTTCTCATAGGCGGTCGGTTCGGCTGGGTTCGCCTCCGGGTCAGCCGCCAGAAGCTCATCGGCCAAAGACCAAACCTCCTTCGGGTTCCATACCCGGCCGCGCGCCAGCATACCAGAAGCGATGGACGCAGCGATCTCGGTGCGCGGGTTGTGGTAGCTCACGGGAAGACCTCCGTTTCGAGGAAGAACTGGACCGCTCGGAGGTGAAGCTCCCAATCGGTTCCGGGATATTGCTCCGCCTCCCCGTCCAGAGCGGCGAGGATGCGGGCGCGTTCGGCGGCGATCTCCGGGGAGACCGGCGCGGCTGGGGCGCACATATAGTTGCACACCTCCCCGTCCGACGGGCGACGATGAGCGCCACCCGTCGTTTCAGGGCCGAAGTAGCCGCACTTGTTGCAGAAGGCGTCAGCCAACCTGCTCGGCCGCCTCGTCTTCGACCGAGCGCATGAAGTTGCTCAGGGTCGCGGACAGATTGCGGGCGATGTTCTCGGCATCTTCCTGATCGATCCGAGCGAGGAAATCCTCGGCCTCGGCCCAGCCCTGCGGGGTGTCGGTGAACGGGCCGGCGCGGAACGCCGGCTCGACGCCTTCGGCGGTTTCGCCGCGCAGGCAGATCGTCGGGCCGTCGAAGTCGTCACCGACGCCTTCGATCGTTGCGAGCAACTGACCGTGTTCGGTCTCGAACAGCTTTGCGAACTTTGCCATCGGTCCCTCCGATCAGACCGCGTCGCGGTGCTTGGTGGTGTCGGTCATGCCCGCTTCGGCGGACGCAGCCATGGCGGCCATCAACTGCTCGGAGAACGCCGCCTGACCACGCGCCGACAGATCGGCTGCTGCACCTTCGGCGACTTCCTGCGAGAAGGCATCGAACGCGCGCGCGGCCGACAGCCAGCCCTCGTCGGTGCCCGTGTAGGCCATGACGAACTCGGGCGTGTATTCGCGCGGACCGGCACCGCGAATGACGATGTGCGGTCCGTCGTGCTCCGGCGTCGGGTTGTTGAGCGTGACCAGCAACTGGCCGTGGCGGGTGCTGAACAGCTTGGCGAAGGGCACCATCGCGAACGGCGCGGCAGTCGGAGCCACCGGCGGCACGCCCAGCAGAGCGGACATCAGGTCGATGAAGGCGAGCGCGTTCTCGATGTCTTCCTTGTCGGCAGCGGTCGGTTCCGGCTGGGCCGTGGGCTTGGCAGCGCCGAAGATTTCGTCGAGCAGCGCGCCGAATGCTGCGCTGGAGTCGATCGTGCGGTCGGTGGTGGTCTGCATGGAGGCTCCTTTTCCTTCGGTGAGTATCTGGTCGATCTCCGCGAAGAAGGACCGGGTGGCTTGCGATTCGTTCGTCATGTGATTCTGATACCTATGTCATGTGAGACTGTCTATAGGGTTTGTGCAAATGGCGGTGAATTATTTCGCCTGTTGCATCCGCTGGTATTGCGCCCACGCCTTCTGAGCGGTCAGGTCCATGGGGCGCGTGCCTCCGCTTGTGTGGCGCAGAGCCGCCTCGTATCCGGCATGGAAGATGTCTTCGGGCGTCTGGTCGGCCGGCGTGAGGCGATCGGCGATGTCACGGATACGCTGGCGCTCGGCTTCGAGGTCTCCCGGCGTCATCCAGTCGCGGGTGTATGGCCAGTGGGAAGCGACCATGGTGAGGAATTCCTTGTCGTTCATGCTATCCCCCGATCTTGAGCGTTTCAGCGAGCGCGGCGCGCTTCTGGGCAAGGGCATCGGCTTCATCCGTGCAGCGGCGACCATAGCGCCGCATATCGCGTGCGTTGTTTTCCGCTTGCGTGGCCCGCTCGTGGTGTTCCTTGGCGTCGCGCCGCAGTTGCTCCTCCTGCTCCGCCATGTTGTCCATGGACTGGCGGATCGCGTTCATGGCAACTGAGGTCGCTTCCGGCGTCAGGCCGACGAGGACCTGCGTCACCGGCGCGGCCGGCCGCTTGCGATTGAAGAAGCCGAACATCAGGCCGCCGCCTTCTCGTGCTCAGCAAGGACGGCGCGGGAGTCGAGGAGAATCTGCATGTCGCGCTCGGCCGACCATGCGGGCACAGCCTCATAGCGCTTGACCCAGCGGCGCAGCAGTTCCCAGACGACGGCACCGGCCGGCGTCTTGTATGCGATCAGGTTCTGCATCTGGGCGGCCATGCCACGCATAGCTTCCTCGGCCGCGTCGGCGCGCTTGTTTGCGAGACGCTTGGCCGACCGGAGATTAGCCATCCGGGTTTCATATTCCTTCCGCTGGCCGTTCTTCTCGGCCGTCAGCAGACCAACGCGATCGCGCAGGCGGGCAACCAGTTCGAGCAACTGATCGCGGTCCATATCTTCGGATTTCATGTGTCCTCCTGTTGTTTCGTTGAGACGGACATAACCGCGTGATGTGATTCGATCAACCACTTATTCTACGAATCAGACGCCGCCTGCCGGTGGGCGCGCGCTTCCCGATCCGAATAGGACCGGCGCACATATTTGGCCCGGCGGGCGGCGAGCTTCTGCTCCGGCGTCGGGTTGATGATCTGCACGCGCTTGGCCTTCTCGATCGCGATCTCCTCCGGTGTCAGGAACCGGCGCTCTGGCGCGTTCGCCCGGCGGCGCGCGAGGTCAGCCATCTCCTCTTCATAGAGGCGGTCGCGTTCCTCTTGGGCGCGGGCGGCTTCGATCGCTTCCAGTTCCTCGCGGCGCTCGCGGTTCGCCTTCTCTTCCGGCGTCTCCACCAGCGCGCGGGCCAGCCGCACCGAGAAGGGCGCGAGGTCGGCATATTCGTTTGCCGCTTCTTTTGCACTGTCGAGTCGGGTGTAGGACTTGTATCCGCGCCCGTCGCGCACATATGCACAGACCCGCGTGTCGAACAGCGAATAGGGCCGGCCGTCGTGGATGGCGGGCGTCAGGTGAACCTCAACATGATCGACCCGGTAGTGGGTGATCCCTTCCATCGGCAGCTTGGGTTCCGGCGCTTGCTCGTAAAAGAACTTGGCCTCCCGTTCCGCGTCGATCCACGTCGGATAGATATAGGCCACGCCGTCTTCATCCGAGGCGGCCGAATAGACGCCCCGGTCATAGTGCGTGATGAGGTAGCTCCCCATCAGGTGCGGAAGGTCGCCGGTCTGGTTGTTCCCGGTGCGCGCCCGGCGGCCACGAGCAGGAGCCGTGTTCGAGACGCAGCGCCAGACCTGTGCGATCGGGTTGGAAAGCTCCGGCTCGATGCGGAAGCGATCAACCAGCGCGGTCAAGGACACGGGCGGATGCTCGATCGGCGCGGGCGGCTGGGGTTTCGGCTTGGGTCCGCGCTTCTTCGGTTCGGGCGGTTTGGGCTTCGGTCCCGGCTTCTGCGGCTTGGGTGCATTCTTGCTGCCCACCGGCCGGCCACGCTTGCGAGGGGGCACAGGGTCTAAGTTCTGGATGCCGGCGGCATTGTTGGCCTCAACACCTTCATAGCTGGCCAACCATTTGCGGACGGCAGGATCAGCGGCGATCGCGTCCTTGGTCGCCCGGCGCATGAAGCGCACGGCCTTGTCATACTCGTTGAAGCCGCGAACGCGCTTGGGACCACCAGCGACCGGGCGCTTGTTGTAGGTGCGCGCGTGAATCCAGAAGCGGATGGGGCCGTCGTGCTCCATCACATAGAAGATGCCCGTGGTGATCATCACGCGCTCGTTGGGTAGCGCACCGGAGCGGCTGGTGAAGGGCACATCAGGGACGGCGGCGGGCGTCTGCGAGTCGGCAGCGTCAGTATGGCTGGTTGGTGTGGTCATTCTCACATGATGGTGCATCACGCGATAATTGTCAACGATCCAAAATGTTAGAAAAAGTGGTGGAAGGTGAAAGCGACGGATTTCCAAGGGTTTCAGGGGCCGCCGGGTGTCTTTTTATTTTTTATTGGACATTTTGTCGGGATATTCGGGTGTCATTTTGACGTGACGGCCATGATGGCGTGATGATCGTGATGGCGTGATGATCGTGATGCCGAGGAGGCGTGATGGAGGGGATCGAGATGGCGTGATGGGCGTGATGGCGGGGTGGGTTTTTGCGATTTGGGCGTGATGGAGAGGTAATTAGAGGAGGTGATAAGGGACGAGTGATGGTGTAGAAATGGCTGTTTTCTGCGGGTTACAGCGATTTTACCGGGCTTTTTTGAGCCGCCACCAACTTTTACGTTTCGTTTTTATTCAGCCCAGCCACGAATTAGGTCTGCCCTGATCGCCCCGTTCTGACCGGTGAGGCCCTATGCGAAGGTTCTTGGTTATATACTTTATTATTAAAAATATATAAATATATAATATAGTAGGGAACCTTCCGTAAACGACGGCGGATTACCGTGGGTTAGCGGTCCAACCAGTTTTATTAGATTTTTCAGTAATTTTTACAAACCTCCCTGACCGCCATTTTCCCTTGACATTGGGTATCTTCTGGCTGACCATAGGCCCTCAAGCCACGGAGTTCCCTATCAATGCTCACCCACGGGTATCGGCTGGTCTACAACGCGAAGACCGCCCCGACCGACTACATCCCCTCTCTCATCGCGATCGACGAACATCAACTCGGTCCGAACGCCAAAGACCTCTATTTCGAGAGCGTCGAGCTTCCCAAGCACACGATCACCTCGATCAGCTATTCGCGCTGGGTCAGCTATGACAGCACACCTTCCCTCACCCGCGATCCGATCGTTGGTATCAAGGCAGGCGCGCTGAGCTACTATGTTCCCTACTCGGAACTGGTCGCCCTGCTCGACGACGCAGATTGCGACCCGGTCACTGCCGCGATGATCCGCGCGCTGGGTTCCAACACATGAGCCGGGAGCTACCCTTCGCCGAATTGGTGGAGGCGGCTGCGCTGGCTGGCGTCCCTCAGATCATGGCTGCGACCAAGCGCCGCAAGGTGGTGGTCGATTATTTCCCCGCCCGCAGCGCGATCTCCTATCCCCGCGAGCCTGACGACGAGGACGGGATCGACCCCTTCCCAATCCGACCGGTCACGCTGACCTTCACGTTGGAAGACGCGATGCTCGGCGGCACGGTGTTCGCATCACTCGTCTGCGGTCATCGCGTCATCATTCACCCCTTCCCATGGGAAGGCTTCCACCAACTCGCGGACATCAAGCTGGAGGACTATCTTGTTTACCGCTGAGCTACCGCCGACCAGCCGCGAAGCACTGGCGGCAATCTTCTGGCAGCATCTGGGTTTCAGTCGCTACCATCGCGGCTTCGGTCCGACGATGCGGCTGTCGTGGGTGCCTCCCATGAAGCTGATCCCACCACCGGCCGAATATGACGATCTGCACGCACTGACCCCACAGCACGAAATCCGCTTCTCGGTCGAGGTCTTCACCTACGGGAACGAGGAGTGGGTCGCCGTCGGCTCGAACGGGATGCTTGTCGTTGCGCCGTTTCTCTACCCGGAGGAAGGTGAGCCATGGCCGACCACCCCGGAGGAGTGCCGCCGTGTTTAGCTTCCCGGTCACCGTCCCGATCCGGCGGCCCGACTCGATCGAAACACTGACAGTCTCGATTGACATTGACAAAATCGCTGTTGTCAAGTCATTGCTTGACAAAGTGGAGGAAAGTGGTGTAGAGTCCGACTTCTGCTCCCTTCTACCTGCAACCGAAATCCTTCTGGACGATGGCAGGAAGCTCCCGGTGGTCGAACCGGTGGAAGAAATCCTCCGCTACCTCGACGCCTACCGAGAACTTGATCTCTTCTTCACCGGCGGCCCGCCGGTGCTGGAGACCAGAGAGGGGAATGTCATCCCTCTGTTCAAAGTCTCCCCATGCGCTTCATCGGTGGGATCGACCCCGGCCTGACCGGGGCACTCGCGGTCCTCGATCTCCAAGATTTCCAGCTTCACCTCTGGGACACCCCCACTCTGATCGTCAAGGTCGGGGACAAAGAACGCAAGCGCTGCGACGTGGATGGCTACGTCGCGGCGTTTTCGCATTTCCCGCTCGACTACTGCACGATCGAAAACGTGCAATCGACGCCGAACGATGGTCATGTCGGCGCGTTCACCTTCGGTAAGGTTACTGGCATCGCCCTCGGCATCGCCGCCGGCCTCGACATCCCCATGGCTTCGGTCGCCCCGGCCAAGTGGAAGATGCACATGCAGTGCCCGGCCGACAAGGAGCAGACCAAGCACCGCGCTTCGCTCCTCTTCCCGAATTGCACCGCCGGCTGGTCCCGCAAGATGGATCATGGCCGGGCCGAGTCCGCTCTGATCGCCCTCTATTCCGCGATCCTGTTGGGCCACCAGCCCACCCAACCCTTCCACCTCGGTCTCATCAACGGGACCCTCCCCAAGAGAAAAGGGGCACCCAAGTAATGGCCCAAACCTACCTGAACAAGAAGCAGGAGCTTTTCGCCAAGTTCCTCGCCGAAGGCTGCACGCAGCTAGATGCCTACACCAACGCTGGATACGAGCCATCAAGCTCGAACGCCAGCACCCTCGCCAGCCAGCCGCTCGTGAAACAACGGGTGGAAGAATTGCGTGCGGAGATCGAGCGCAAAAGCGTGGAGTTCGACATTCTCCGAAAGCAAGCCGCAGGCAGTCCCGAAAGCGCTGTCGAAGTGGCTGCTTGGACCTTCCAACGTGTCATGGACATGATGGCTTCCAATGTGAAGTTCGCTCAGGCGGCCGGCGAATACAAGGCCGCCAATGAATGCCTCAAGATGATGGGCGATGCCCTCAAAATGTTCGAGAAAGCACAAGCAGATGCAACTAGCGGAAAGCAAGCGGGACCGCAAAACACGCTTGCACTCATCGGTCAAGTCACTCAAGTCCTTGCAGACGCGAGTGGAGGAAGCAGTCCGCAAGCAGACAACCCTCTCGCCCCACGACTACCAAGCACTTCGGACGCTTAGTCAGTCCGACGATCTCGACACGCAGCTAACCACGCTCGATAAGACGATCGACTTCGCCGAGGCCGAACTGGACGAAGTCTGGATCGAACTGGCGCGCGAGAGCTACCACGATTTCTATGAGTTCATGCAGCGCGAGAATGGTTACACCATGTCGCCGCACCAGAAACTCATCGGAGACTTGCTCATGTCCTCCGCTTCCAAGGAGACCATGCGCTTCATGCTGTCCATGCCTCCGGGGCACTGTAAATCGACCCACTCGTCGCACCACTTCCCTGCGTGGTGGTTCGGCAAGTTCGGATCGAAGCAGAAGTTCCTGCAAGCCGGGCACAGTCAGGACTTCGTCGCCAAGGAAATCGGTGCAACCGTTCGCCAGATCATCGCGTCTGAGGATTACCAGCGCGTCTTCCCCGACATCAAGATCAAGCACGACATGCGCGCCATGGACTATTGGGCACTGACCAATGGTAAGGGCAAATATGTCGGCAAGGGTGTCGGACAGGGTATCTCCGGCTTCCGTGGTCACTACGGTATGGTGGACGATCCCTACAAGAGCCGCAAGGACGCTGAAAGCCCGACGATCCGCGACACCGCGTTCAAATGGTATTCAGACGACTTCTCCACGCGCCTTCTGCCGGGTTCCCCGCTGGGCATTATTATGACCCGCTGGCACTCTGACGACCTCTGCGGACGCATCTCAGACCGCGAAGAACGGGAAAAAAGAGAAGAGCAAGAAAAAATAGAAAAAGATTTTGCGGACCAACTCATTGATTCTCTTGAGGAAAAAGAGGGAAAACGCAAAAAATACCGCTTTGAAATTATTAATCTCCCCGCCATCGCCGAAGAAGACAACGATATTCTAGGCCGGGCGTCCGGCGAAGCATTGTGGCCAGAGGTTTACGACCTCGACGCATTGGAAAATCTCAGAAGCGATATGACTTCCGCGTCGTGGAACTCGCTGTATCAGGGCACGCCTATGGACGTGAGCGGCGGCGCGGTCGATGCTGAATGGTTCCAGCGCTACACCCATCCGCCGGCCAAGGCCGATCCTGAGAAGGGAACGCAGAACCAGATTCGTCGCACCGTGGTTTCGGTTGACGCCGCGAACACGGACAAGGAGCGAAGCGACTACACCGTCATCACGGTCTGGATCGAAGACCTCAAACGGAACCATTATCTGGTGGACGTGATCCGCAAGCGAATGGAACTGGTCGAACTGTCGTCCGAGATCGCCCGCGTGGTGAAGCGCTACGACGCCGACGCCCTGCTGGTCGAAGCCAAGGGCAACGGTCTGGCCTATTGCCAGTTGAAGGCGAATGGTGGTGCTCCTACCGCGCTGATCCCAATCGAGGTGGGCACCGCGAGCAAGTCGTTCCGTTTCGACGAAGTGACGCCGATGTTCGAGGCCGGGCAGGTCTACCTGCCGGAAAGCGCCAAGTGGCTTGCCGATTATGAGAAGGAACTCGTGGCCTTCCCTAACGGCAAGAATGACGACCAAGTGGACGCCACCTCGCAATATCTGAAATGGGCCAAGCAGAAGGCCCGTCGCGGGACGAAGAAGATGACCGGCGCTGGCCACCGCTGAGCCGGTCATCCAATCAAAAATTATGGATCGAGGCCATTTTGCCTTGCGGTTATTATGGATCGAGGTCATTTTGATGCTCCCGTTCGGGAACATTAGCGTAAAAACCGCCCGAATCTGACCGAAATGACCCCGTTCGGGAACATTCGGGCGGTCGTTAACCTTAACGAAATCGCTCCCGGCGTTAACCTTAACAGAAATGCCGGCCGCGTTAACCTTAACGAAACCTTCCAATCCGTTACCCTTAACAAATCCCCTCCCCGCGTTAACCTTAACAAAAGGCCCGCCATGCTCTCGTCCGCCAGCCTGCATCCGCACCGTCCCGCCGATCAGGGGGACCCCGACGAACGACATCCGGCCGACGGTCCCCACGACACAGACTAGGGGACCCTCCCCCTCAGAGCAAGGGCCGGGGACCCCTTTTCTCCAGACCTCTGGGACCCTCCCCGTCAGGACATAGGCCGGGGTGTTGGATTTCGATTTTCCATCACTCCTTCCACCCAT